TGTCTGATAAATTTTTAATTGCTTTGTGAACGACAAAACTAGGAAATAATAATATGTCTCCTTCTTTAACATTAAATTTATTAACCTCATTCATATTATTAGGATTGCAATATTCTGTAGTCGGAGTTCCTACTGGTAACTCTAAATAATACACTCCTGTGTAATTGTCAGCATGAATATGCCAACCATGAGTTCCATTTTGCAAATATTGTTGAAACCATAAAAATATTACTTCATGGTTTGAAAACCCTATTTGTTGTATCATTGTTTGAATATTTTTATGTAATAAGGGTAAGAACCTCTTTACCCACTCTCTATCAAATTTAGTTCGATGATTCCAATCAAGTCTTGATATTCTATCCCCTTTTTTTTCATCATTAGATATTGAAGATTCTGCTGGTGAATTATTTATTAAATTCAAAATATCTTCTTTTATAATAGAGTGTTCTTCAAAAGAAGAAATCAAATAAGGAACTTTAAGATAATCTATTACCATGTTGTTTTAATGAATCTTGAAATTCATCGGCCTCTTTTTTAATTTGGTCACTCTCATTTAAAAAGTTAAAAGCTACTGATATTCTGTCTTCTGTGCATTCTTCTACCTTATGATAAATATAACTAGGAAAAAAAATAAACAATCCTTTTTTTTCATTTATTTTGTGTATGCTTTCTTCAGTCATAAACTCTTTAAAATAGCCATGTATTTCTAAAGGATTAATAAATTTTAAATTAGATTCTTTTGTTTTTGTAATAAGAACACCACAAAAATCTGCAAAATAATGATGATGAGGAACAGCCTGATCATTTTTTTGATAAAAATTTATCCAAGCCTCTCTAGCAGTCCAATTGTTCCATTTAAAATTTTGAGATTTACCGATTGAAGGTAATACTTTTTCACAAGCAAAATCAGATAATTCTTTGATAACAGGGTATCTTAATCCATTCCAATTAGAAGTTTTAGCCTTTACATTTTTTAAGCCAGATGCCCATTCATCACAATCTTTTTTAACTATGTCATTTACAGCTTCACAATAATGATCGTCTACAAAAAAAGAAAATACATCAGAATTAAACCACGAGTTTCTTTGTAGTTCTATTTTCATTAATATTAAGTTTTAGCTGCACCTAACAGATTACGTTTATCATATTTGTTATCTTTGTAATCTCCATTTTGATCAACATAATGAAGAAACACTGTAGTAAAGTGATCGTGATTGCAAACCTCTCTCCAATGAATTTTATCCATACCTTGAAATATTACAGCGTTGTTTGGTAACATGGGGAACTTATGATCAATTCTATACCTAGCTAGTTCTCTTTGTTCATTGTAATATTTGTAATCTGCACCTAGACACAAAGCTACTGTAAATTCACAAGAAGGTCTATCAGTGTGTACTTTTAAATCAGACCCTTTATCATAAATTCTTAGAAAAGAATATGTAGGAAAAAGTTTTTTACCAACATTTTGTTCAACAACAGGAGTGCTTGCCTCCATTATTGTTTCCATTAAAAAGTCGCTATATTCACTTATAAGTGAATTAGCCTGTGTATCCATATTTATTTTTCTATGATTCGAATATTTTATCATAGTGTAAGAATAACAAATGTTAAGAATCTGATCAGGTAAAAATTTATCTATAAAAATAGGATTCATTATAATACCCATCCTATCAGGGCATATCGAGTACCAGTTAATACCTTATTGACTTGATGTGGAAAAATAAAGTTAGAAGGGAAGACCACTGCGTCACCGACATTTTGTGGTACGACATATCTTCCATCTTTGCAATCAAAAACAAATTCACCACCCGTATATTCATTATTTAAACATATTGAAATTGAAAGACACCTTTCCATACACTTTGGGCCAAAATCGCAATGAAAATTGTATCCCGCCTCAAATTCATTAGCTTCATATTTAAGTAAATCTAGTTGTGTTATATCCTCAATGTTTACATCGAATTTTTTTTTATATTGAGTTACACATTCAAATATTTTTTCTTTTGTAGCATTCAGACAAATGGTTTCTCCAAATGACTTTGTATTCATTAAATTTCTAGTTAGACAATTTCTAATATTTTTATTTACGCCCAAACCTGTAGTTTTAGCTTCTTTATAGTTGTTATCAAAATATTTGATTATTTTATCGCAAATAGTCTTAGGGATTACTTTTTTTATTTCTAAAATATATTCTTTCATTTTTATTTATACACAGAAAACTTTAGTAAGTAATACTGTGTGCAGAAAGGTAAGTTGTTCTTTCTGAATCGGCGTGTGTTGTTGCTTTGGATTTATCTTCAACAAAATCTGCTTCGGCGTTTCCACCGTTAGTCCAAGTTGTAAGTTGAGCAGCAACATTAGTATTGTAAGCTGTTTTCCAAGTATCTTCAGCTTCACATCTTATGACAACATTTGTTGCCCATTGAGGAAAAGAAGATAGAGCTAAGTTGTCTCTAGTATCAACATATTCTATTTCACCAGAATTTGTTGTAGCATCCCATTGTAAAGCATGAATACTATTGTCTATTTCAGTATGAGATCTTAAATTGTAATAAACAGAATCATCTAGATAAACATCAGACTCAGTATTACCTGTGCCTTTAGCAGGACCATTACCATTAAGGTTTCCACCTGCATCAAAAAGAATAGTTATTCTACTTTGAACTGTTGTGTTATTTACGGTTGTTGCCATCTTTTTTTACCTTTTTTGTTGTTGCCTTTTTAGGCTTCTTCTTAACTTTTATCTTATTATTGCTTAATTGTCTAACAGTTTTCTGTTCTAATGATTCGTCATTATTTTCTATTGCTTTTTGATGATCACCTATTAATTCAAATATAGAAGTGGCGGTGCTCATTGCTTTTTTAGCATCTCCACTTTGTGCTAAAACCTTTGTCATAATATTATTTGACTGAACCATTTCATTTCTAAACGATTCTGTCGCTGCTTGAACTCCCATTGTATTTTTACTATTTTCAACTAATAGCAAAGGCAACCAAGCTATAGAACAACCCCACTCTTGAACATCTAATCCTGTTTGAGGATGCTTACCTTGAAGCATATTGTACCAAACACACCTATGTTTTATGCATTTTTTCTTTAAAAGAGGACACGTTCCATCAGGGTCAAATATAGGCATTATTTTTCTTCTTCCATAAAACAATTTACCGTCACTCTAAAACTAGATTTTTTTGAGTAAATTGCTTGAAGGCAAGAATGAAGATGATTAGAGGGAAATAAAATCGCCCTGTTTTCCATAAAACCGACACTAACTGAAAGTTCATCATTATTATAAAAACCTGTTCCATTTTGTATGCCCTGAACACCACTGATATAAATTAAACAATTTGTATCATGCCCATCTGTATCTAAATGAGGATTCATTCTTTCGTCTTTTCTTTCGTGTAAACACATCGAATTAATTTTAAATTTTTTTTTAAAGGTAACTTCTAT